GGAACTTTCTCCGATGGCTTTCAAGGCTCATGTACAGGTATTAAAGGACATAGCAAAGGAGCGAAGCGATGCCAACAAAAATCCAAGGCGTAATCGCTTATCGTAAAGCCTTGCGACAGTTTGAGCCTGAACTAGCCAAAGAGACAACCAAAGAGATTACGGCTTTTCTTAAGCCAGTAGTTAAGGACGCTCGCGGTTACTTGCCATCAAACGCAGAAGCTCCAAGCGGATGGTTGAAGCGTCCTAACGCCAAAGGTCGTTGGGCTAATCGTTTCTACGATGCCACTATTGCTCGGCGCAGTATCAGCTATAAGACAAGCCCTAGCAAAGCCAATCGTTCAGGCTTCAGGGCTTTAGCATCTATATTTAACAAAGGCGCAGCAGGCGCAATTTACGAAACTGCTGGGCGCAAGTCCGGCGTTACAGGCAACTTCACGCCACGCCTAGGTGGACAACTTAAGGGCGATAAGCAGAAAATGACAGGTAGAGCAATTTTTAGAGCCTTTGAGGAAGATCAAGGTAAAGCCACGGCAGGAGTAATCAAGGCAATCGAGCGTTCAGCCGCTAAGTTCAATGCAAAGGTGAAGAAGTAATGGCAGACTTAAGAGTCGATATAGCGGCGGAGTTCGTAGGCAAGAAGGCGTTTAAGGATGCTGACAATGCAGCCATGCGTCTTGATAAGACAGTTAAGCAATTAGGTCGCACTTTAGGTATTACTCTTGGCGCGTCCGCTATGGCAGCCTACGGCAAGGCAGCAGTCAAAGCGTTTGCAGAAGATGAAGCCGCAGCTCGCAGACTCTCTAGCGCAGTCGATAATCTTGGGCTTTCATTCAGCAAGGTACAGGTTGCAGACTTTATCTCAAACCTAGAACGCAGCGCGGCTATTGCAGACGATGTGCTACGTCCAGCCTTCCAGTCTTTGCTTAACATAACTGGATCACTTACCAAGTCTCAAGAACTGCTTAACAACGCAATCCAGATAAGCCGAGCGACAGGCGTTGATTTAGCCACAGTCGTTAATGATTTAGGCAAGGGGTACGTAGGTATTACTCGCGGGCTTATCAAATACAACACAGGGCTTACCCGCGCAGAACTCCAGACCAAGAGCTTCAATGAGATTCTAGGCATCATGCTGGCTAAGTCTGCTGGCGCAGCGCAGGATTACCTAACCACTACTTCATACAAACTCGATGTGTTGCGCGTCTCATCAGAGAACGCCAAAGAATCAATCGGTAAGGGCTTAATAGATGCCTTTGCAGTTCTCGGTGGTGGCTCAACCACAGCAGATGCAGCTAAGACTATTGACGATATTGCCAAAGGCATCAACGCAATCACAATGGCAACAGCCAAAGCAATCAACGGCTTACGCCAGTTATACAAGGGTTTAGATTTCATCACTTCATTTGGTGGGCTTACAGGCGCAAATGGCAGACTTGTAAGGGGCTTTGAAAATACCCCAACAGTTTCCCGCGCACGATCAGCATCACCAGCGGGTACGGCTATGCGCTTGAAGCAACAGCGAGAAGCAGAAGCCGCCGCAGCCAAGCGAGCCAAAGAAGTTGCAGCCCTTACCAAGAAGCAGGTTGCATCTACCAAAGCATTAACCGCCGAGCAGAAGAAGCAGAACAGCCTTAAGAAATCAGCCACAGTCTTTGACCTAGAGCAGATTCAGTTGGTTGCAGCTCTTAAAGGCAGATTGACAGAAGAAGAGACTTTAAGAGTCAAGGCTCAATTAGCAATTCTAAGTGGCAATGAAACAGTTGCTAGAGATTTAACCAACCAGATTCTTAAAGCGCAAGATGCGTCAGGCAACCTTGCTAGATTCCTAACTGCGTTGCCTAATGCCCGCAACCCATTCGAGTACCTAGACGCCTACTTGTCTTACCTTGCTGGCAAAGCTGCTGCTATTCTTACAAATAGCCCAGTACCAGCAGCGCCAAGCGGTAGCACTTCAGCACCAACACCACCACCAACAAACGTGCCACAGTATCCATCAGACGGCATGATTACTTATAACCCATTGACAGGCTTGAACTACAACCCTAACGCTGGCACGACAGTTGTAGTTAACGTTGCAGGATCGGTTGTAGCAGAGCAAGACCTCACCGAGACCATTGCCCGCAACCTTCAGAACAGTTCTCTTAGCTCTGGCAAGGTAGCGCAACTAGAGCGTTACTCTGGATTCTTCTTATGAGCCTACCCGCACAGATAGCAGTCAGCTTCGACTTCTCTGGCGGGGCAACATTCGGCTCTGGCTTCGTCATTGGTTCACCAGATAACGGAGTCATTGGCGTTAACTCATTTGGCTCATCTGATGTAATCATTCCAACAGTTGACTTGACTCCAGACGTGTACAGCATTTCAATTCGCCGTGGTCGTAACATCATGAAGGACACATACGACGCTGGAACAGCCATTGTCCGAGTCCTTGACCCTAACGGCTACTTCAATCCACAGAACCCTGCATCGCCTTACTACGGCTATCTTGTGCCACTTCGCAAGCTGCGCATCTCTGCAACCACTACAACGGCAGAACACTTTCTATTCTCTGGCTATGTCAACGACTATCGCTACACCTTCCCAGTAGGGCAGGAGACTGCCTATGTGGACATTATGTGTACGGACGGCTTCCGTCTCTTACAAATGTCTAACGTGTCCACTATTGCCGATACAGCAGCAGGGCAAGACACAGGCACACGCATCAACAAGATTCTTGATGATGTTTCATTCCCTGCGTCTATGCGTCAGATTTCAACTGGCGTATCTACCTGCGTGGCTGATCCTGCAACCAATCGCTCAACCCTAGATGCGATTAAGAATGCAGAGTTCTCGGAAGGTCTAGGCGCGTTTTACATGAGCCCAGACGGGACAGCCATATACAAGAACCGCACAGAGGTTACTTCTAGTCTTGGTGAGCCTGCTATCGCCTTTAATCAAACTACTGGCATTCCTTACCGCAACGTCAAGTATGCCTTTGACGATAAGCTCATCATTAACGATGTGCGATTCACCCGCGTTGGTGGAACTACCCAAGCGGTTTATAGCCAGTCCTCAATCGATAAGTATTTCCCTCACAGCCTGACACAAGAGAACCTTGTTGCCCAAACTGATGCCATCGTCTTAGGCATTGCCCAAAACTACGTCAATACCCGCAAAGAGACCACAATCCGCATTGACGAGATGCTGGTGGACTTACTAGACCCAGACGTACCAACGGATACTCTTATTGGGCTTGATTACTTTGACAACCTAGAAATTACCAACGTCACAGAGTCAGGCTCGACTATCACCAAGACATTACAGGCGCAGGGCTTCGCTTGGGATATAACAGCGAACAAGATGCAAGTAGCAATAACCACGCTTGAGCCAATAGTGGACGGTTTCATTATTGGAAGCAGTACATACGGTATAATCGGACAATCTACATTGAGTTATTAGGAGCAACATGGCAACCTTTCCAGTCACTACAGGAGACGTATTAACAGCGGCTACCTATAACAGCCTACCTACCTTTACAGTAGGCACAGCCAACACAACTGACTACACAGCAGTCCTAGCGGATCAGTACCAAGTTCTTGAGATTATGAACAAGGCAACCGCTATTGCCTTTAAGATTCCTACCAATGCCAGCGTAGCCTTTCCAGTAGGCACAGCCATCACAGTTCTCAACATTGGGGCAGGTACTTGCACGATCAGCGCAACCACTCCAGCCACAACCACAATCCTTTCAGCAGGGGCAACAGCAGCTTCTCCTACCCTTGCACAGTACAAGAGCGCAGTCTGCATCAAGACCGCAACAGATACTTGGTATGTAGTGGGAGCAATTGCATAATGCTTAATTGCATAGCTGGAATTCATGGTGCGCCTGCATTAACTTATTTAGTTGATTATCTTGTCATTGCAGGTGGCGGTGGCGGTGCAGGTGTATCCGGTGCCGGGGCAGGTGGGGCTAGAGCCTCAGAGTTTACAAGTCCATTTGGTATGTCATTATCAACCAACTACACAGTAACGATTGGTGCTGGTGGTACGGGTGCTAACTCTACAAGTAATACAAACGGAGCTAACAGTGTTTTTGCAAGCATTACCGCCTCCGGTGGAGGTAAAGGTGGATTTAATACCAATGGAATTTCTGGTGGTTCAGGTGGCGGTGCGGGTAATGAAGGAACACCAACAAGTAAAACGGGTGGTTCAGGAAATTCTGGCGGATACACACCAGTAGAAGGTTATGCTGGTGGTAATTCAACTAATGACAGAGCCGGGGCAGGCGGTGGCGGTGCAGGCGCTGTAGGTACTAATACAAGCGTTGATTACACAGGAACAGTTGGTGGAATCGGTAAAACTTTTGCTTTAGGCGGCAATCTTGCAGGCGGAGGAAGTGGCGCTGGTCGAGATAATTACGGAACTGGCGGGGGAACTGGATACGGCGGAGGTTCTGGATCATCAGCTTATACAGGAACTTCTACAAACGGAACCGCAAATACTGGCGGTGGCGGTGCAGGTAACTGGAATGGAACTGCAACAAACGGCGGTTCTGGAATTGTTATTCTTAAATATCCAGACACAAGAACTATCACAATTGGTGCAGGGCTGACTGGAAGTACAACTGCGCCTTCTGGCGGTTTTAAAACCACAACGATTACTGCTGGCACTGGAACTGTGAGTTGGACATAATGGCACATTATGCATTCTTAGATGATAACAATATCGTTACGGAAGTTATCGTTGGTATTGACGAGACGGAATTAATTGAAGGCAAAAGCCCCGAAGATTGGTATGGCAAGTTTAGAGGACAAAAGTGTGTGCGCACTTCCTATAATGGAAATATCCGCTATAACTATGCAGGTATTGGTTTTTTATATGATCCGATTGATGATGCTTTTATATCGCCTGCGCCGTGTTTACATGATGATTTAATATTAAATAATTTGAAACGATGGGAGTGTGCTAAGTGTGAAGCCTTTACTTTGCAAAGCAGGGCAACAACTTAGACTCCAAGTCGATGATAGTTTCCCAGATAGAGATCGCACCTCAGACGGCTGGATTGGCGACACTCGTCACCAAGCACGTCCTTCTGACCACAATCCTGATGAACAGGGTGTCGTCCGAGCCATTGATATTGACAGGGATTTATCTGGCAAGGCAAAGCCAGACCTCATGCCATATCTTGCAGATCAGATACGACTCTGCGCAAAGCGTGGCGATAAGAGAATCTCTTATGTCATCTTCGCAGGGCGCATTGCTTCCTCTCGCATGGGGTGGCGTTGGCGCAAGTATCGTGGACTTAATCCGCACGACAAGCATTGCCATATTAGTTTCACTAAGCAGGGCGATTCAGATGATTCGTTCTTTAATATCCCGATGATAGGCGGCACAGCATGAACATGAAGCACCCAGCAATTATTTCTATTGGCGCGTTCCTAGCAGTCTGGGGTACTACCTCAAACTTTGCTCTGGACTATCGCTCAATCCTTGGCGCAGTTGTAGCGGGCGTATTCGGATACGCAACACCTAAGAAATGAGCGCAGCAGACCTCGCAGCTTGGGCTGTAGGTATTGTCACAGTCCTAGGCGGCTTGGCTGCTTACACACAGTTCATGATTAAGCATTACCTTGCAGAGTTAAAGCCAAACGGCGGCTCATCTATCAAGGATCAAGTCTCTCGGCTTGAAGCGCGTGTCGATACGATAATTGAGTTGTTAGGTAAGTAACACTTATCCTATGGCTAAGAAAAAGGTCATAGACCTAGACACTTACAACGCGCTAGACGCGTGGGCAATCAGTATCAACGAGATGTATAAAGCCTTGCGCAGAAGCGGCTTTGCTGTAGATATAGCTCTTGCCATCATTACTG